GTACAAGTTGTGAGTTTGTTATTTGTGTGTGACAGGTGCGAGCTAGTGATAGATTATCCTGTTCTGCGGTAGCGTCAAAGTTGTATAAGAGACAGGGTAGGTGCTGGGGTGGCTTGCGCCAAAAAAGAAAAAGCCCCGCTGGAAAATCCGTGGGGCTTTGGGGTGGCTTAGTAAGAAACGCTGCGTCCGATGACCGTCAGCGCTGCATCGACTGTATTCACGGAATTGCTATTGAGCTTTGGCAGCTCAGACACGTTGAGGTAGCCGTAACCGTATGTCACAGCACCGCCAGAGATAACCTGTTTGAAGGCCACTTTGGACAGGTTGCGCGAGATTTGCAGCATGGTTTGATAACCGGGCTGCGCGGCATCGTGGGCCAGCGACAGGGTGATGCTGGTGGCGTTGAAGCCGGTCGGGATCTTCAGCGAGTTGCGGCGGGCCAGCAGCTGCACGTCGGTGAAGCGGGCGTCACCCCCAGAGCCAGAGATGGTCAGCACCTGGGGAATGGCCGTCCAGCCGCTGACCTTCTGCGCCGTGCCGGTGCCGGTGCCTGCCGGGTAGAAACCAGTGTTGCTGGTGTCCACGCCGGTCAGGCTGAACGTGTCAGCGGTCAGCACCGTGATCTTCACGACGCTGTCGGTGATGTCTTCCCAGCCGGAAGTGATCAGGATTTCATCGCCCGTGGTGTAGCCATGGGCAACGCTGGTGGCGACAGCCGGATTGGCGTTGGTGATCGCGGTGATAGTCTTGGCAGACGCGAAGGTTTGGGAGAACTGTTGGCTAGAGCCTTCAGGAAAATAGAGCGCCATGGTGGGCCTTTCAAATGAAAAAAGGCCCGGAAAGGGCCTTGTGGTTGACGCCCTGACGGGCAACGAAAAAGCCACACCGAATTGCTCCGGTGGGGCTTTGCTGGGGTGGGCTTTTCAGCCCTTAATCAGTGCGGTGTCAGGCTCTCGCGCCCCACACCTTGAATGCCTGTAATGCGCCTTTGAGTTCACCTGGTTGCTGGCCTTCGTCGCCTTCTACATAGGCGTCTGATGGCTCTTCAATCGGCGCCGCAACAAACCCGACACCGGGCGCGATGGCGCACAGTTCGGCTTCCACGGCGCGCAACAGGTCAAACGCGGCTTTCTTGCTATCGGCCCATGCGTTGACCTGAATGAATGCGTTTCGCTTGTCCGGCGCGCTGTTGTCCAGGAATCGAAAGGCCGTGCCGCCGATGTGCTGCCATGTCAGGTAGGGCCGGGCCGTGCCGTAGGGCGCCGTAGGCGACAGCACGCGGGGGCAGTGCAGACGCATCCGCGCGAGTAGTTCTTCTTCCAGTGCCATTTATGCCCCGCCGTAGTAAAGGCCATCAAGGCGCTTTTGTAGTTCAGCCTTCATGGCGTCGATTGCTTCGCCTTCAGCCGCCGCGGCCCGCCGGATGAATGCGCGGCCTGGGTGTTGGACGGGGGTTTGCAGGGGGGACTTCTTGAGCGTGTACCACTGGCCGTTCCTCCCCATGTACACCTTGTACCGCTGAATCCAGCCGTGCTCTAACAACCGGCCATGAGGGGCCTTGGTGACGTTCCACGAGACGCGGTACAGCGCTGATTTGCCTTCTTGCGAGGACTCTTTCATGTACGCCTGATAGATGGCGCTCTGCAGGTTGCCCGTCTTGGTGCCCATGCCTGCGACGTTCAGCTTCACGCGGTCATAGAGCACCTGTGCACCGGCCTGTGCTACAGGCCGGATGGCGTCGCGCACTGCTTCGCCCATCTTGTCCATTAGCGCCGCGATGTCGTCGATTTCCGATGCATCACAGAAAAACGCAACGGATGACGGGCCGGTCAGTGGCTGTCTGCGCCTGCGCGATCCACCGCGTCCGTTTGCCATTACTGCACCGCCTTACACGCCAAATCCACAAACTCGCGCCGTGCCGTGTCAGACAGGACGGCTTCTATGTCGTACACGGCGGCGGCGCCGATCAGCACGCGCATGCCTGCGGTGATGTCGCTGCGGTAACGAATACGGATGCTGGCCCGCACGGTCGAGACTTCCGAGTCAGCTTTGATTGCTTCGCTGCCTGACAGGTGTTTGACATTCGCCCATACCGTCGCGTGCGTTTCCCAGCCTTCTGGCAGGGGTTCGCCCCAGTCGTTGGTGCCACCTGTGCGCCGCTGGATAACGCAGCGGCTGGAGAGGCGTCCGGCTTGCATCAGTACACCTTGAACCGATCGAGCAGCGAATCGGTGAAGCGCCCAGGTAACGCGGCTGTGGCCCCGGGCACACCCGTTTGGATGCCCTCCCGGTTCGCATAGAGCGTGCCAATGGTCAGCAGCAGCCACGCCTTGATGCCTGCGGGGATTGCGGCTTGCTGCGCCGCTTCGTTGCCCGCGCTGTACCCGGCTGTGTAGTTCACCCACACGGAACCGGCGCCGCCGCGCACTTCGGGCCATTCTTGATCTGGAATCAGGCACACCGTGGCGCCCACCAGCTCATAAACCGACGTCGCCAATGTCTGCGTGGCTCCGTCTGCATCTTTGTACTGCACCGATTGCACGGCTTGGATGGTCGGCCATGGCAGCTTGATTGCGTCTGCAAAGTCGTCAAGCGTCAGCTTCCACGCCTGGGCCATGAGGCTGCGGCCTGTCAGTTGCTGGCAGGTGTCCACGGCTGCGGCGATCAGCGCCGGAATCAGCGTGTCTTCGTCCGTGCCGTCAACGCGCAGGTGCAGCTTTGTCTCTGCAAGCGTCAACGGCAGGTAGGCCGGCGGGGTGGTTTGGGTGACGATCATGGTGTCCTTGTGATCTGCAAAGCGCCCTCCGAGGAAGGCGCTTCACGCATCAGACGGCGCCAGACAGGGCCAGGTGGCCCTTGACGATCACCGCGCCAGCGGCAATCGAGGTGCCGTCAACGTACACGCCACGATCCAGCGCCTTGATGGCCGCTTGCTCGGCGGCGTTGATGTAGAGGCCAATCAGGGCGTCTTCATCGGTGCCATCTACACGCAGGTGCAGCTTGGCCTCGGCCAACGTGACGAAGCTCATTTGTTCTCCGGCGCGGCCTTGTGGGCCTTGTTGCTGGCTGGCTTGGATGCCTTTTCTTTTGGCGCTCCATCCGTCGCCCAGCCCTCGGCCATGGCAACCGCGATCATTTCCTGATCGTTGGCATCGACCTCCTGCCCGGTCACGTAGTCCGCGCGTCGGCAGCCGCCGTGCCAGTAGGTGAAGTCTTTGATGATGGTGAGTTTCATGTGAGCGCCAAAAGAAAAGGCCCCGAAGGGCCTGGGTTTTAGGACGCTGCGATCTTGAGCAGCTTAATTGCCTGTGTGTTGCGCAGCTTGCCGCCCACGCGCTTGCGCACGTAGAACTTCACGAAACCGGGAGTGGTGATTTCGTCGCGCGTGATGCGCATGCCCACGCGGTCGGCGATCAGGTAGCCTTCCTTGAAGTCGCCAAAGGCCAGCGAGAACGCGCCAGCACCGACAGCGGGCATATCTTCCGCTTCGGTGATGCCGTAGCCCATGAAGGTCGCAGGCTGACCAGCAGTCAAGGCGGGTTGCCACAGGTACTGGTTTGTCGTGTCCTTGTACTTGCGCAGCGCGGCCAAAACCAGCTTCGAAGTAACCCACTGGGCGTTGTTGCGGTAGCGGGCGCGCAGCGAGTACACAAGGTCATAGAACACATCGGCACTGGTGGGCAGTGCGGCGGCTTGGCCGGACGCGATGTACTGCAGCGTGCCGAATGCGCGGCTGGAATCAGCGGTTGTGACGGGGGTTGGGCCAGCCAGGAACCCGGTGGGTTTCTTGGTGCCGTCTCCGCTGATGAACGCTGTGCCTTCACCTTGCGCGATGGCTTCGGCGGCAGAGCTGACCAGCCAGTTCTCGACGTCGAAGAACAGGTCGTCCAGCGACTCTTCCGACGCCTGGGGCTTTGCAGATGCCATGCCGAACGTGGGCGCCACTTCTGCCAGGTTCGGCGTGTTGGTCTGGCTGCGGGTGTCGGTTTCACCCACCCACTCAAAACCAGCGCCGTTGATGTCGAACAGCTCCTTGTAGTCAGGACTGCCAACAGTGCGCACAGTGGCGATCTGGCGGATTGGGGAAATGTCCACCGAGAGGCGGGCGATCTGGCGCTCGATGATCTCAGGCAGCGCAAACCCACCAGCGGAGCCGGTAGAGGTGACGGTCTGCGTGGCGCGGGTTTCGCGGCCATCACGGTTCTTGGCTTCCAGCTGTTTCGCTGCGGCGGCAGTCTTTTGCTGGCGCTCATGGTCGTTGGGCGCGCGCATCCAATCGAGGAAGGCGTGACGGTATTCAGCCGCTTCCTTGCTCTCGCCTTCTTGACGGCCACCGTCCATCACGCCGGGACGCGACAGCTTGGTTTCCATCTTTTCCATCTTGGACTTGACCTCGTTCAGGCCGTCGATGTATTCATCGATCTTGGCGAGCTTGGCGTCCAGGGCTTCGGTCGATGCGCCGGACTTCACCGCCTCAATGCGGGCGTCGTTGGTCTTCTTGTACTCATCGAAGGCCGTAGCGATCTTGTCAAGGGCCTCGGCCAC